GGATGGAGGAGCTTATGTGGTAATGGAGGAGGGAGACACTGTTGTCATGACAAGTGAAGCAGGTAGCTCTTTCAGTACCATCTGTACCTTTGAATTATATAAGAAAGAAGGGATCTAATCTATGGCCTTGCCAACATACCTTGAACTGGTCAATGACATCTTGATTCGTATGCGCGAACCTGAAGTCAGTACCGTCAATGAGAATACTTTATCTAAGCTTGTGGGTAAGTTGGTTAATGATGCCAAACGACAAGTAGAAGATGCCTACGCATGGAACTCTTTAACAGATACCTTGATGATTGAGACACTAGCTAACACATACGGCTATGTGCTCAATGGGTCAGGTACTCGCTTTAAAGTCATTGATGCTCAGGACATTACCAACAAGAGCCAGATCAACGCATTGACTACCAAGATGATGTCTCAGTACTTACTGAACAACATGAATCCCGGTAATCCAATGTACTATAACTTTAACGGTGTACACACTACAGGCGACACCAAGGTAGACTTTTACCCTGTCCCTAACGCTGGTTTGACTCTGTATTTCAACTTGTACATTCCTCAAGCAGAACTGACAGGCGATGCTGATACACTGCTTGCTCCTAAAGAGCCTGTGGTATTAGGAGCCTTTGCCCGTGCTTTGGTTGAGCGCGGTGAAGACGGTGGCTTGAACAGTACTGAAGCCTTTGGCCTTTATAAGTCCTCTTTAGCTGACGCTATCGCCATTGAGAGTTCACGGTATGTTGAGGAAGAGACTTGGGAGGCTGTGTAACTTATGGCACAACCTATTCAAACATTCAGTATTACTGCCCCGGGTTTTTATGGATTGAATAGTCAGGACTCGTCATTAGACTTAGCCTCTGGCTTTGCCCTGACCGCTGTCAACTGTGTCATTGACCAGTATGGACGTGTGGGTGCTCGTAAAGGGTGGGTAACTAAGAACACTACCAACACTGACTTAGGCTCTGCTAACGTAGAAGCTATAGGTCAGTTGGTTATAGACAACGGCTCTGAGTACACCATCGCAGCAGGCAACAACAAAGTATTTAAGCTGGTAGGCAGTACACTGACTATGCTTACCTATGGTGGTGGCGGTACTGCTCCGACAATCACAGCTAACAACTGGCAGATCGCTGCCTTGAACGAGTGCTTGTATCTGTTCCAAGTAGGGCATGATCCTCTGGTGTTCGATCCTGCTGTAAGTACTACTACGTATCGCCGTGTGTCTGAGAAGACGGGCTACACAGGTACTGTCCCTTCAGGTAACATTGTTCTATCTGCCTATGGTCGTCTGTGGGTAGCGGAGACAACTACTGAGAAGACAGTGATCTATTGGTCCGACATCCTTTCTGGACATAAGTGGGCTAATGGCTCTACAGGTTCTATTGATGTATCTTCTGTGTGGCCTAACGGTGCAGATAACATCACAGGCTTAGCTTCGCATAACGGCTTCTTGTTCATCTTCGGTAAGAACAATATCTTGGTGTACTCAGGTGCTCAGGATGTACTCTCAGCAGGTGTGTTCAAGATCTCTGACTCCTTGACAGGTATTGGCTGCATCGCTAGAGACACCATCCAGAATACAGGCTCAGATGTTATCTTCTTGTCTGATACTGGCGTGCGCAGCGTACTGCGTACCATCCAAGAGAAGTCAGCACCTTTCCGTGACTTGTCTAAGAACGTACGTAATGACTTGATGAGTGCCGTTGCAGGTGAAGTAGCTGCTACACTGAAGTCCGTCTACAGTCCTTTTGAGTCCTTCTACCTGCTGTCTTTACCTAGCCTGAAGGTTGTGTACTGCTTTGACACGAAAGCTACATTACAGGATGGCTCTAACAGGGTAACAGTATGGGATAGCATTGAGCCTAAGAGCTTCTGCTACCTTCGTGATAAGAGTCTCTTGATTGGTAAAGCAGGCTACATTGGTCAGTATTCAGGGTATCAGGACAACGGTAATATCTACCGCTTCCAATACTTTACTAACCATACTGACTTAGGCGCTCCTTCGGTAAGCTCTGTCTTGAAGAAACTCTCAGTGGTTGTGATTGGTGGTTCTAACCAGTATGTCACAATTAAGTGGGGATACGACTTTAAAGAGAACTATTTCTCACAAAACACTAAAATTCCTGCTCAAGGGGTTGCAGAATTTGGTATTTCAGAGTATAATATTACAGGGGCAGAATACTCTGATGGTATTTCCCTCCAAACACTAACTGCCTACCCAACAGGTGCAGGTAAAGTTATCCAAACTGGCTACGAAGCGGACATCAATGGTTCTGCTTTAAGTATCCAAAAGTTAGAAATTCAGGCTAAGAATGGGAAGATTATATAATGACAGCATACGTAAAGAGTACTAATTTTGCCAGTAAAGACTCGCTGGCCTCAGGCAATCCTCTAAAGATTGTCAAAGGCACTGAGATTGATATTGAGTTCAATAACATTGCAACTGCTGTAGATTCTAAGGCTGACACTACAAGCCCTACTTTCTCAGGTATTCCTTTGGCTCCTACGGCAGCAGTGGGTAATAACACTACCCAACTGGCTACCACAGCTTTTGTGACTACTGCGATGCAGGCTTTGTATCCAGTAGGCTCTATCTACATCAACGCAGGTGTTACCACTAACCCTGCTACGTTGTTAGGCTTCGGTACTTGGGCAGCCTTCGGTGCAGGCCGAGTGATGGTAGGCTTGAACGGCTCTGACACCTTGTTCGATGCTCTGGAAGAGACTGGTGGTAGCAAGGACGCTATTGTTGTTAGCCACACACACACTCTGGGTGCAGCAGGGGCACACAACCACACATATCAGCAGTATAACGGGTGGAACTACTTGGATGGCGGCCCTTTGCAGACCCCTATCGCTAGTACGTCTAGTCAGAATACTAGCTCTGTCGCTGACCATACACACACTATTGATACTGTTGGCTCCAGCGGCACTAACGCTAACCTCCAGCCGTACATCACAGTGGCTATGTGGAAGCGTACGGCATGATCCAGCATCACTTTAGCGATGGCTTATACGCCAAGCAGATGAGTCTCGCTAAAGGCTCTCTTGCTTGCCAACACAAACATACCTATGACCATTTGAGTATCTTAGCTCAAGGTAAGGTCAGGGTATTATTTGACAACGATGTAGTAGAGACATACACAGCCCCTGCTTGTATCAATATTGTTAAAGATGTAAACCACACCATTCTAGCATTAGAGGATTCAGTGTGGTTCTGTATCCATCAAACCGAGGAAACTGACGTGAATAAAGTAGATCAAGTTTTAATCAAACAAGACAAGAAAGTAGAGGCTTAATATGCCATGGATCGCAGCAGGTGGAGCCTTATTAGGTGGTATTATTAGTGGTAACTCTGCTGAAGACGCAGCACAGACATCCGCTAACGCACAACTTGAAGCTGCTCGTGTAGCAGCAGAAGCACAGAAGTTCCGTCCAGTGGGTGTCACTACCCGCTTCGGTTCCTCTAACTTCCAGATGTCTCCTGAAGGCTATCTTCAGTCAGCAGGCTACGATGTCTCCCCTGAAGTGGCTGCAATGCGTGATCGCTTGCTGTCTCAGGCAGGTGGTGCAGGTATGCAGGCGGGTGAGCAGGCTCAGGCGGCTCAACAACAACTGTTTGGCTTAGGTCAACAGTATCTGGCTCAGTCTCCGCAAGAGGCTGCACAGCAGTGGATGCAGTCTCAGCAGGCTCTCTTGCAGCCTGGTCGTCAGCAGGCACAAGCAGGCTTGACACAGAACCTGTTCAATACAGGCCGTGGTGGTGTCGCTGTCTCCCAAGGCGGTATGATGGGCGCAGCCAACCCTGAGCAACAGGCTCTCTTGAACTCTCAGATGTTGCAGGATATGCAGTTGGCTGCGCAGGCACAAGAGCAAGGCAGAGCACAGACTACCTTCGGTGCAGGTTTGTTCGGTACAGGCATTGACTTGGCTTCTGCTGGTTATAACCCAGTTAAGACACAGTTCGGCTTGGCTCAGGGCTTAGAATCTGCTGGTCAAAGTGCTTTGGACTTAGGTGCTCAGTTGGGGGGACGTGCTGCTCAAGCAGGTGCTAACGTAGGTAACACCTTAATGACAGGCTCTACCAACGCAGCTAATGCCATGCAAGCAGCTAACGCTTACAGCCCATTCGGCACTGCTTTGACAGCAGCCGCAGGTAACAAGCAACTGACACAGGGTATCTCTAACTGGATGAACCCTTATGGCGGAACAGCTCAGGGAGCCTACGGCCAACAGGATCAGTACTTAGCAGGAGCAACGGCTAATCCGCAGACACAACAAGCCCAGATGCTGGCAGATCAGAATGCTTGGTTTAACTAAGGAGTAACAATGGCTGAAGTAGTTAATAGTTTATTTGGGATCACTCCAGAATCCCTTCAGGCACAGCGCGATCAAGCCTTACAACAAGAGGCTATGCAGTACGCTAAGATGGATCCTTTCCAACGAGCTACCGCTGGTATCTACTCAGGCGCTAGTCGCTTGGGTGGCGCTATCGGAGGTATGCTCGGCGCTCAAGATCCTGAGATGATGCAGCTTACACAGCGCCGTTCGTTGTTGCAACAAGCACAGCCTGTTAATGCTAAAGGCTGGGGCGATCTGGGTTCTCAGTTAATGCAGGCAGGAGATATTCGAGGTGCTCAAGAGGCTTATGCTAAATCTCAGGCGCTTCAAGCAGCGGCTATTAAACAAGGCTTAGATACTTCTACAATGGCTTCTAATTTAGCTACAGCAGCAGGTAAACAGTTTGATATTTCTCCTGAAGGCAGGGGACACGCACTTGCTAAAGAAGGAAAGTATACTACTGAAAGTATTGCTAACTATGTGCAAGGTAAAGGCCAACTTGAAGCTATTGATAAGTTTGCCAAGCCTCAGCCTGATTTTATTGCTAAAGCGGTTGAGCTTAAATTTGGCGAAAAATCTAACTATGGTGGATATACTCCTGAACAAGTTGCTCAAGTTAATGCTGCTTTGTTTAAAGAAGATGTTACTAAGAAAACTGCTACCGCTCCGAAAATCGACCTAGGTATTGGAGGTGTTCTTGAGAAGTTTGGAGCACAGGCAGATGCTAAATCTGCTGGAGAAGCTTGGTCTAAAGCAGGCGATTTATATAAGAACCAAGTTGCCCTTATTCCTAAGCTAGACGCAGTAGAGAAAGCGTTGCCTAACACCTTCACAGGTAGTTTTGCTAATGCTGCGTTGCAGCTGGGCAAAGCTGCTTCTTACATGGGCGTTCCTGTAGACACAGCCAAATTGTCTAACACAGAATACCTGAATAGTGTAACTGCTCAACTGGTGCGTACGATTGCTCGTGACTTCCCCGGAAGTCAGTCTAATGCTGAATTGCAACAGTTGTTGGCAAGTAAGCCTTCTTCCGTTCAAGAGTGGGATACAATTATTCGCTTGTTGAAAGATGTGAAGAAGGAAGCAACTGCTAGTACCGTGACATATGAAAGAATGAGTAAAATGCCTAAAGAAGAAAGGTATAAAACTGATTTTAACTATGAGTATGGGCAGACATTTAAGAACTTAGGAGCTGCTCCTGCTTCTGCGGTTTCTCAAATTCCCGGAGGGTCAGCACCTTCTGTTAATAACGATCCTCTAAACATTCGGCGTAACTAATAAGGAAACACATGGCAACAATTGAACAAATCCGACAGCAGTATCC